ATCGACTATATCTCCCCGATGCAGTCCGAGACGATGCTGGACAGTCCGTTTAAGACCCGACCTGATCCGAGTCAATGACAACTAAGCCCAAAAAGCCCAAAGCCCTACGAGGGGCAACCAAGCCAAGGCTTCACAGCCCACTTCTCAAGGGCGATAACAAGCTGCAAGATGTTAAAGACTTATGCGAGATTGTTAAAGTTCCGCTTATGCCTTGGCAGGAGTTCGTATTAAAAGACATGCTTACTGTAGACAAAAATGGCTTATGGATCCGCAAGACAAACCTGATCTTAGTAGCCAGGCAGAACGGCAAGACTCACTTAGCGCGTATGCTTATCCTTGCTCACCTCATCAAGTGGAATACCAATGTGCTTATCATGTCCTCTAACCGATCTATGGCACTAGATACCTTCCGTCAAATCACTAGCCTATTGGAGACCAATGACCACCTTAAAGGATTCGTCAAACAAATCCGACACGCAAATGGAACTGAGTCTATTGAGATGCTCTCTGGAGCAAGGCTCGATGTTGTTGCAGCAACTAGAGACGGTTCTCGCGGTAGAAGCGTCAACGGCTTACTCTACATCGATGAAATCCGAGAAATTACCGAGGATGGATTCAGAGCTGCTACTCCTACAACTAGAGCTCACCCAAATTCTCAAACGCTACTTACCTCTAATGCAGGAGACGCTTTCAGCACTGTACTCAACGACCTACGAGAGAGAGCCATTGACTATCCGCCCAAGTCATACGGATTCTATGAGTACTCAGCACCGCAGTACTGCAAGATAACAGATCGCAATGCATGGGCTCTGGCTAACCCCTCATTGGGATACACAATTACGGAGGAGGCGATTGAGGAAGCGATCGCGACAAGTCCTATTGAAAATACGCGCACTGAGACGCTTTGTCAGTGGATCGATTCTCTAAGTAGTCCTTGGCCCCATGGCGTATTAGAAGACACATCCGATAGCACGCTGGAAATGGCTGTCGGGGCTTATACTATATTTGGTTTCGATGTCAGTCCTTCACGCAGGAACGGATCATTAGTCGCAGGACAGCTACTCCCAGATGGGAGGATTGGCATCGGGATCTTAGAGACTTACAGCTCTCAAGTAGCCATTGATGAGTTAAAAATGGCGGCATCTATAAAATCGTGGGTAGATATTTACAAGCCTAGGCTTGTCACCTTTGATCGTTATGCTTGTCAAACGATTGCCGACAGATTATCCAATGCGGGAGTTATGGTCGAGGATGTCTCAGGGCAACAGTTCTACAAAGCCTGTGGAGATTTGCTAGAAGGCTTGGTCAATCATCGCGTAGTCCACAATGGGCAGGCAGAACTGATCCAACAAATGAATAACTGTGCAGCTAAAGTAAACGATAGCGCGTGGCGCATAATTAAGCGCAAGTCTGCTGGAGATATATCTGCACCTATTGGCTTGGCAATGGTCGTAAGTAAGTTAATGATCCCAGTGGCTAAACCACAAATCTATACTTAGACACGCCCTAGCATATTGTCTAATGTCTTGACAAATGCTACACTTTCTGTCTATGGGTAAATTACTGCAAGCATTTGGCTTAGAGTCTAAGCCACAATTACAAGCTCAGTCCGCGCCACAAGTTCTCGGCGAATATTCACCTTATGCAATGCCCTTCCAGTTTGCCTATGTGGGCAGAACAGAGGCTATGTCAGTTCCTGCTTTAGCCAGGTGCAGAAATCTATTAGCAGGAACCATTGGCACAATCCCATTGATGCTGCACAAAAAATCAACAGGAGAAATGTTAGGCAGTCCTTTGTGGCTTGACCAACCTTCATACTCACAACCACGATCAGTAACTATTGCTTACACAGTTGATTCACTTCTATTTTATGGGCAAGCCTTCTGGAAAGTGGTAGAAGTTTATCAAGAGGACGGACGCCCTTCTCGCTTTGAGTGGATCGCTAATAGCCGAGTAACTGCAACACTTGATCGCGACAATGTTTTTGTTAAGTCTTATGCAGTTGATGGAACTACTTTACCTATGGATGGTCTGGGCAGTTTAATCACATTCCAATCACTTAGCGATGGCATTCTTAACACTGGAACTTCTACAATCCGCGCATCAATTGATGTGTTGAAAGCAAGCGCAATTTCAGCATCCCAACCAATGCCCACTGGAATCATTCGTAACAATGGTGCTGACTTAGATCCTAAAGAAGTGCAAGGATTGCTTTCAGCTTTCAAAACCGCTAGAAATAACAGATCAACGGCTTATTTAACTTCTACTTTGGAATATTCTCCAGTTTCATTTTCACCTAAAGACATGATGTATAACGAGGCAATTCAAAATCTTGCTACTGAAATTGCACGCCTATGTAATGTGCCAGCAATATATGTATCAGCAGATCAGAATTCGAGTTATACATACAATAACGTCCAAGACGAGAGGAAACAGTTTCTTCAGCTATCTTTGCAACCTTTCATTAGTGCAATAGAAGATCGTCTGTCTATGGATGATATTACTGCTCGTGGCAATGTCGTTAAGTTTGATATTGACAAGAACTTCTTACGCACCGATCCACTTCAAGAACTAGCAGTAATCGAAAAATTACTTAGCCTTAACCTGATTACTCCAGAGCAGGCTATGGAAATGACTGATCTAACACCTAACGGAAGTCAAGGGATGCAATGAACCAAGTAATTACTTTTTCGGTTGGACTAACAGCAGACTCAGCCAATAGAACTATCTCTGGCAAGATTGTGCCTCTCAATGTTGAAGCAGGATCGACAAACATGGGCAAGGTTATCTTTGAGTCTGGATCTATTCAGATTGCAGATGCTAATGCTATCCGTCTGCTTAGTCAGCATGACAATAAGAAACCTTTAGGCAAGATGCTCGACTACTCAGAATCAGAAGATGCTATCAATGCAGTCTTCTCTGTGAGTCGATCACAGCGCGGTACAGAAGCTCTAATCCTCGCAGAAGAAGGATTACAAAGCGGTTTGTCAATCGGCGCTGAAGTTCTCAAGTCAAAGATTAAAGATGGCGTGACTTATGTATCCGCCGCTCGATTGATCGAAGTAAGTTTAGTAACTGACCCAGCATTTAAGTCTGCTCAGGTTACTGATATTGCAGCAGAAGAATCTGCTGTAGAAGAAACAATCCAACCAACAGAAAGCGAGACAGCCATCGTGGAAGAAACCACTCCAGCAGTCGAAGCAACACCAGTTGAAGCACCAGCGGTTGAAGCTGCTCGCCCAACTGTTTCAGCAGCATACTTTACACAGCCACGCATTGAACTAACAACTGCAAAGTATGTAGAGAACACAATCCGCGCAGCAATGGGTGATGATTCAGCTCGTCAATACATCGCAGCAGCAGATAGCACAGTAAACAACCCAGGACTTGTTCCAACACGCCAGTTGTCAGAAATCATTAACCCACTTGGAACAACTATCCGTCCATCAATCGAAGCAATTTCTCGCGGAGTGCTTCCAGATGCAGGTATGACTTTCGAGATTCCAAAGATCACAGCAATGCCAACTGTTGCAGAAACAGCACAAGGTAATGCATTTAACGAAACAGATCAGACATCAGATTTCTTGTCAGTAACTGTTAAGAAGTACGCTGGACAACAGACATTTTCTGTTGAACTTCTAGATCGTACATCACCTGCATTTTTTGACGAGCTTGTACGCAACATGGCAGCAGCTTATGCTAAGGCTACAGATGCAGCAGTAAACGCAGCATTGATCTCTGGCGCAACAGCAGATGCAACAACAACAGTCACATACCCAACAGCGGCAGAGTTGCTAGGTATTGTTGCTCGCGGTGCAGCCTCTGTTTACAATGCAACACTAGGTCTACCAAATCCATTTGCTCGCAACATGATTGTAAATACTTCCCAGTGGAGCAACATAATGACTTTGGCGGATAATGGACGACCTATCTATAACGCCAGCCAGCCACAGAACGCAGGCGGAGCAGTTACACCTACAGCTCTACAAGGCAATGTCGCAGGACTTAACCTCTATGTCACACCTAACACAGCTTCAGGTACAGACACAGATGGTTCAATCTTGGTCGTAAACCCAGATGCGTACACATGGTACGAGTCACCAACATACCGCCTACGCGCAGAAACAACTGCAACAGGACAGGTAACAATCGGCTACTACGGCTATGGAGCAATCGCTACAAAGGTCGGCGCAGGCGCATTTAAGAATAACAAGGCGTAAGCCTCACTAAGTCGCTCTGGGGATCAGTAGCCCTCTGATCCCCAGAGTCTTTAGAAAGGATTGGGAATGGCACTCACAACAGTCGCAGAACTCCGTAGCACTCTTGGAGTCGGTACCTTGTATACAGATGCCACCCTTCAGGAAGTATGCGATGCAACAGATGCAGTCCTACTTCCAATGCTTTGGAACAACTACACATTTAATGTGGCACACAGCAACACAACAACAGAGGGCACTCTATATTTTAATGAATCTATAAAAGATGTTTTTTATGTAGGACAGACAGTAACGATTACTGGTAATGGCGCACCACATAACGGATCTAAAGCGATTACTGGTATGAGCGATACATCTATCACTTATGCGGTGACAGGTTCCCCAACAGCACAGCCTCAACATACAGTTACACCTTTTGGACAAGTTGCAGTTGTGGCAACAGTTGATTACACGACCGACACAGCAATACAGAACGCAGCTTTAATGATATCTGTTGAAATCTGGCAAGCGCGTACAGCCACCCTTTCAGGCAGTAACGCTGTCGATTTCCAGCCAAGCCCTTACCGAATGAGCGCACAGCTCCTCGCTAAGGTGCGAGGATTAATCGCTCACGCACTAGATCCGCGTTCGATGGTTGGCTAATGCCTCCAGTACCGATTACGACACTGCGCACTACTTTAGCCACCGCGCTAGTAGATAACACTAAATACCAAGTCTTTGCTTTTCCTCCTGCAACAGTCCTGGCTAATTCTGTAATCGTGTCTCCAGACGATCCTTATCTGACACCTAACAATAACCAGCACATCACCATAAGCCCGATGGCAAACTTTAAGATTATTATTACAGTGCCTTTGTTTGACAATGAAGGCAACCTCAATGGAATAGAAGATGCAGTAGTTGGCGTGTTTACTAAACTTAATGCATCAGTCTTGACCTATAATGTAGGCGCAATAAGCGCACCAAGTATTCTTAACGCTGCGTCTGGAGACTTACTCAGCTGCGAGATGTCCGTATCAATCCTAACAAGTTGGAGTTAATATGTCCGAGTGGGAAAAAGAAAATGCAGACTTCCTGATTAAGATCGGGCAAGTTAGCACACCAGCACCAAAGCCAGTAACTACTAAGAAAGACGAGGAATAATCCAATGGCTGTATTTCTAAACAACGGCGTAGTCTTGACAGTCAATTCAGTGGACTTGTCTGACCATGTAACAGCAGTAACAATTAACCGCAATTTTGATGAACTAGAAGTAACAGCGATGGGTGACTCAGGTCATAAGTTCGTTAAAGGTCTAGAAGCATCATCAATTACTATTGACTTCCTAAACGACACAGCATCAGCAGAGACTCTACAGACTCTACAAGCTGTGTGGGGAACATCAACCACAATCACAGTAAAGCAGACATCAGCTGCTACATCTGCGACTAACCCTCTTTACACAATGACATGCTTAATTAACGGCACTACAGACATCAACGGATCTGTTGCTGATCTAGGTATGCAAAGCGTGACATTTAATGTCAATGGCACAATCGCAATAACAACATCATAATCAACTAACTAAGGGGCAAAGACATGGCAAAGTTAAAGATCGTTCGTACAGATGGAAGCGTACTAGAAGGCGAAATCACTCCAGTAGTGGAGTATGCGTTTGAGCAGTACGCTAAAATGGGTTTTCACAAAGCGTTTCGTGATGAAGAAAAGCAAAGCCATGTTTATTGGTTAGCGTGGGAAATTACTCGCAGATCAGGTGAAACTGTTAAGCCTTATGGATCAGAGTTCATTGAGACACTTAAAAGTGTCGAGGTGCTTGACTCTGACCCTTTAGCTTAAAGCGCGATCAACCATTCACCTACCTAATTGCTAGGCTAAGTATTAGGTTGGGGATCGCGCCACAGCAACTGTTAGAACTAGATAAGACCATGCTAGATGCTCTGGTACAAGGTCTAAAGGATGAAGCCAAGGAGGTGGACGATGCCAGCAAGCGTAAAGGGCGGCGTTGAACTCCGTAAGGCTCTGCGTAAATTCAGTCCTGACCTGGCTAAGGAATTGCCTAAAGAGATTGGCGCAGCTTTAAAGCCAATCACTAAGACTGCTAAAGGTTATCTGCCGGATGACGGATCAGTGCTAAGCGGATGGTTGCCTAGAGAAAACTCTCGAGGCACTTTCCCTACTTACACTGCAAATCTTGTCAAGCGTGGTATTGGTTATAAGACAAGTCCATCTAAGCCTAATCGCAAAGGGTTCAGATCTCTTGCTCGCGTATTTAATAAAACTGCAGCAGGTGCTATCTATGAGACTATGGGTCGCAAGACTCCTAGTAGTCGCTTTGTGCAAAATCAAAATAATAAGTATGGGCAAAGCATGAAAGGCAGTGGCAAGATGGAAGGTCGCGCTCTCTATCGTGCTTATGAAGAAAACCAAGGCAAGGCTCAAGCAGCAGTCCTTGCAGCCTTTAAGACATCGGCAGACAAGCTAAACGCATTGGCTAAGGGGTAATCGTGGCAAACATAGTCATTGATCTTGCTGCTCAATTTACTGGAGCCAACGCCTTCAAAAAGGCTGACACTGCAACAGATAAACTGACTAAGAATGTAAAATCTTTAGGCAAGACTTTAGGCTTGACATTAAGCGTTGGCGCAATCCTTGCTTATGGAAAGGCTGCTGTTAAAGCTGCTGCTGAAGATCAGGCAGCCCAGGCATCGCTGGCACAGACTATAAAAAATCTTGGGCTTGAAACAGGAAACACTGCTACATCTGTAAATGATTACATTAGTACGCTTGAAAGACAGACAGGAATTCTCGATGACGATCTTCGTCCAGCCATGGACAGGTTGCTTCGAGCGACTGGCTCAGTTACAGAATCTCAGAAGTTACTCAACTTAGCAATAGATATTTCAGCGGGCACAGGTAAAGATCTAACTCAAGTCACACAAGGATTGCAGAAGGCATTTTTAGGCAACCTACAGGGTCTGGGTCGCTTAGGCGTCGGTCTAACTAAGGCTGAGTTAAAGACAGGTAACTTTGCAGATATCACAGAAAAACTTACAAAGTTATTTGCAGGTCAGGGAGAACGACAGGCTGATTCTTACTTAGGAACTATCCAGCGACTAGGTGTTGCATTCAACAACGCTAAAGAAATTTTTGGACAAGGCTTAATAGACTCAGCGATGATCTTGGCTGGCACTACAGAAATTGACGATCTGCAAATTAAGATCGAGGCATTCGCTACATCTGCTGCTGAAAGTATGAAAAAACTAGCAACTGTTTTTAAGGAAAACGAGACACTTATAAAAAGCATTGCAGCCGTCTTAGCTGCTACTTTTATAACTACTAAACTTATTGCAGGAGTAGCAGCTACAGTGGCTGCTATTAGCACACTAAATAAGGCTTACAAGGTTTTACGCGCTACGGCGATTGGTGCTGCTATTGCCCAGGCAACTATACTGACACCTTTTGGCGCAGCGGTTGCAGCAGCAGCATTACTTGCACTTATTGACCAGACTATTAGAGGTGTTGATGCACTTACAGATGCTTACAATCGAGCCAATGATGCCAAGGATGCCGCACTCAATCCTGATCGTTATAACAACCCTGCTACAGCATTCGAAAAGGGTTTCGGCGCATTAGATAAATACACTAAAAAAGTTATTATAATTACGAAACAGACTAAAGAACAACTAGCTGCTGCTAAATTAAAGCTGGCAATCGATAAGGCTAACCTCGCCCTTGGCAAGGGGGGCGATGTCTTTGACATGGAGAAGATCTCCCTTGCAGCAGCTGAGAAGAACGCAGCCGAGCAACTGGGTAAGGTAACTAGCCAGGCACAACTGCTACAGATCACTAACGACCTTGCTCGCCTAGAAGTTAAGCAATCTATCCTTGCATTAGAGGAGGCAATCGCTTCTAAGGATGTCGCAGCCATTACTGCTGCAACCAATAAACTTAATGCAGACCTTGGCGTGCTTGGTGCGCTCAATGGTCAAAGCCTGAAACTTACTGAAATTAAAGGCATCCTCGATGCACTGCTTCCAAAGGATTTAATTAACCTAGCCAACCTTAATGAGGCTATAAGACTTTTAGGTCTTATTGGTGCTGGCACTGGTGGTACTGTGACAAAGAACGCCACGCCTATTCTAGGCGATCCTAATGCTAGTCCTAGTGGCATACCTACAAAACAACCAATGACGCCTGCTGAGATAAATGCAGCACTAATTGCAGGCAGCTTTGTTCCTGTTGGCGGTGGCGGTGGCGGTAATGCAGGGTCTTACGCTTCCAGCGGTTTCCCTGGCTCTGCTATGGGTTATCCAGGCGGTACAACTAAGATAGAAGTTACTGTCGTTGCTCCACCCTTTACAGATCCTAATGCTGTTGCAGAAGCGATCAATGACTTTCTACAAAATGCAAGAGATAGAGGAACGCTGGTCGCTAGCTAATGACATGGCTTCCTGAATGGCGCATAACTGTAGGTGATGATGTCTACACCACTGTTACCTCTGTTTCCTATGCAACTGGTCGGCTAGACATTGACCGACAAGCCACAGCAGGTTACTGCCAAGTCCAGATAGTCAATGCCGATAACTCAGCCTTTACAATCAACATCACCGAGCCAATCACTATAGAAGTAAAGAACTCAGCAGGTGTTTATAAACAATTATTTGCAGGCACAGTCTCAGACTTCAACATTGGGGTTAGAAGCCCAGACGAGACAGGCTTTGTCACTACTGGCACTATCTTAGGTATTGGCGCATTATCTAAATTACCTAAAGCTGTTTATAACACAGCTCTTGCTTCAGCGCGAGATGGCGAGCAGATCGCACTTATTCTAGATGCAGCCCTAGCTGGTACATGGGATGAAGTAAATCCGACTATTACATGGGCTACCTATCCAGCAACAGTTACATGGAATGAAGCCGAGAACTCTCTAGGTCAGATCGACCAAGGCGAGTTTGACATGATCCAGATCAACGCCTCTGCCTCGGCTAAGAGCCAGACCCTTGTAGATCAGATAGCCAATAGCGCATTAGGAATTATTTCAGAAGGTCCAGACGGCTTAGTTTATTATGCCGATGCAGATCACCGCGAGAACTATCTCCTTGCCAATGGCTACACAGACCTAGATGCAGCTTATGCAACTCCCAGCAGTATCCAGTCTCAGACCCAGACTGGTCGCTTGCGTAACAGCCTTATCTATAAATATTCCACAGGTTATGCATCGCTTGTAACCTTGACAGATGCCGAGAAAATAGCAACCTATGGGCTATTCGAAAAATCAACAGAATCTAATATTCTTAACATTGGCGATATGCAGCAGATTGCTGAAAGAGAACTATTCTTACGCAATACCCCTAGAGGCTCACTAGGTGCGATCCGCTTCCGCCTAGATAACCCACAACTACCTAGCGCAATGCTTGATGATCTTCTGACCACATTTTGTAATGAGCCTGTATCCATTGACAATCTACCTAGCAATCTGCTCGGTGGAACTTTTGAGGGCTTTGTGGAAAACATAGCTGTCAGTGCCACTCCTACCTATGTCGATATGACTCTTTATGTCTCAGCGACAGACTTCTCAATTCCACCGATCTAAGAATGCTCAATGATACAATTACTCAATCATCCCGACTGGAGAACTAACTGATGGCAACAAGTCCGATCTATTCTTGGCCAGAACCCGATAACACGGATCTTGTAAAAAATGGCGCACTAGCTATTCGTACAATGGGCAATGCCATTGATACGACTATGGGCACAATGACGCCTAAATCAACCTTTACTGCTAAGGGATCGATTGCTGCTGCAACTGCTGCTTCCACTCCAGCCAATGTCTCGGTTGGTACAAATGGTCAAGTCCTAACGGCTGATTCAACTGCTGCAACTGGTGTTGCTTGGACTACACCTCTGTCATCTCCATTGACGACTAAGGGTGATCTTTTTACTTATACGACAACAAATGCTCGTCTTGGTGTTGGTACAAATAACGCTTTACTTACAGCAGACAGTGGACAAGCTACAGGATTAAAATACGCTGGATTATGGACTACCTTTACTCCTACTATTTCGGGAGTTACTTTGGGTAATGGCTCAAAATCAGGCAGTTATTGCCAAATAGCAGATACAGTATTTTTTAGAGTTATAATGGTTTTGGGTAGCACTACATCTATTACGGCAGAGGTCGACTTAACATTACCAACAACTGCATCGGGATACAGTACTTTAGATTTTATGAATGTTTCTAATCAGGTTTATGATGCATCAGCGTCGGCATTTTATGCATCTACTGCAAATATCGCTGTGGGAAACACTGTAAGAGTTGGAACGCTTAACACCTCTGCAACTTATGGTAGTTTTTCACAAATTGGAAATGGTGTGCCAATATCTTTTGCTTCTGGAGATTCTATTAGTTGGCAAGGCTCTTACCGAACTACTTAAAAAGGAGTAAAGAAATGACTAAAGATGAACTAATTGCATCATGTCGTGCAGAAAATCCAACGATGATTTGCACCATTAACGATGAGACTTTTCTTCTGAATGATGATGAGTACGAGCAAGCACTTAAAGATTGGGCACAAATGCGCCTGGAACAAATTGCTCGCGAATCTTTAACTGATGAAGCCACAGCTAAGTAAGGCTGCTCAACAACTTCGGGAACAGTTCGATGATTCCTACCCAAGTCGTGACCGCACATCGGATGGCTGGATCGGTGATACCCGACACGCAGCTCGCCCTAGCGATCATAATCCCGATGCTAATGGCTGGGTTCGTGCCATCGATGTTGATCGTGATGTCAGTGGTAAGTCCAAGCCAGACCTCATGCCAGATATTGCAGATCAGATTCGTCTCTTATGCAAGTCTAAAAAAGAACGCAGAATTACCTACATTATCTTTGATGGTCGTATCGCCTCATCAAAAAAGGGTTGGGCATGGCGAGAATACACAGGGGCTAACAAACACACACATCACTGCCACATCTCGTTTGCGAAAGAAGCTGACGATGATGGGGCTTTTTTTCAAGTACCTATGTTAGGAGCAAGTAATGAATGAACTAAAGACAGCAACAGGTTCATGGGCTAGAGCCTTTTTAGTAGCAGTTATCTCAATGGCAGCCGCTGGAGTTTCAGATCCCAAGGCACTTATTGCAGCTGGTGTTGCATCTATACTGCCTCCAGTACTGCGCTACCTTAACGCTAACGACACTGCACTTGGCTTGAAGAAGTGACGCAGTCAGACTTCTTTACTCTCTACCTGGCTACTCTTGCGGTGTTAGGTGGTCTATCGGGCTTTGTCATCACGCACCTTTTGTCTGAAATTAAAAGACTCAACGGGCGTGTTGATGAGATCTATAATCTACTTCTAGACCGATAATTTTCCCATGGCAAGAAAAGCAACTAAGGACTTAGTAGAGCAGGACTACTCAGCTCTCGATGCTTACTGCATTGGCATGTATGAGTTTGCTCAAAGTCTAAAGCGAGCAGGCTTTGCAGAAGACGAGATCATGGGCATCATCATTGAGCGATCTGCCTACCCTGCATGGATCTTGCCCGATCCCATAGAGCCAGAGAAGTTTGGCGATTATGAAGATGAGGACGATGATTAAGAAACGCTATCTAGTGATCTCGGATCTACAGATCCCCTATCACCATGAGCAAGCCGTTAAGAATCTTATCAAGTTAGTAAAGCGTGAGAAGTTTGACCTGATCTTGAATACAGGCGATGAGCTTGATATGCAGTCACAGAGTCGTTGGGCACAGGGCACTAAGTTAGAATGGGAAGGAACGCTGGATGCTGACAGAAGCCTTGCTCAGGATATTCTCTATGACCTCGGCACAACAGATGTCACTCGCAGCAATCACACAGACAGGCTTTACCATACGCTACTACGAGCACCTAGCCTCATTGGACTGCCAGAGCTTGAGTACGCCAAGTTTATGGACTTTGCAGGACTCGGTATCCGATTCCACAAAAAACCCTTTGAGTTCCATAAAGGCTGGGTCTTAGTACATGGCGATGAAGGATCGATGAACTCTAATGCTGGACTTACAGCTCTTGGTCTGGCTAAGAAGTTTGGCAAGTCGGTAGTCTGCGGACATACCCACAGGGCAGGCATTAGTGCCTTCACAGAGGGCATAGGAGCTTCATACAGGACTTTGTGGGGCTTAGAAGCAGGAAATGTTATGGACAAGAAAAAAGCCTCTTATCTTAAGGCTGGCAGTGCTAACTGGCAGATGAGTGTAGCAGTCATTGAGACGCATGGAGATCGTGTTAGCTCAATGCTTGTGCCTATTAACAAAGATGGATCATTTACCCTCTATGGACGACTTTACGCCTGACATCCGCACTACGCTAGATGATGCAGTGGACGCTGGAGAATTGTTATCATTTCGTTATGCAAATTAACCAGGAGATAATCTGTCGGTATGCCACACTAATATCGTAAGCAGTCAAGGGCACTGCTACAGATAGGTAGACAAATGATTACAAATGTAGAAAAAGAGCTGTTATTAAAGCTTTTAATGGAAAAGGCAACAAAAGTAGACAGTGTTAATTTATCACTGGTACAAACTTCAAGAACTAAAAAAAGTGGATCAGGCACAGGTCGCAGGCCAAAGGGTGTCAGAGTTTGGACGCTAGAGGAAATGAATTATCTTAAAGCAGCCAAGGTAGCTGGTAAAAGTGAGCGAGAAATTGCTAAAGTCTTAGATCGCACATACAAGTCTGTAAATTCAAGATTGTATTTACTCAAGAAGGGGCGTATCGCGTAATGACGATAGAAGAAAAGGCATTACTCATCTGCCTGATAGGTATTATCTTTGGCATGATTTTAGTAGCTGTTGATGCTTATAAGACAGGCTATGAAAGAGGACAGCGCGAAGGCTGGCATCGAGGTCGATCACTCAGCCGTCAGGAGTACTGGGAAGAATGATCGCTAAAGAGATTCTACTAACAGCCACTGACACAATTAGAGATCGTGGGCTCACCTATGGTCATCCAGCAGATAACCTAGAGCACACAGCAATGCTGCTAAGTGCTTACTTACAGATGCCGATTCACGATTACCAGGTGGCAGGGATCATGGTCTTAGTTAAACTGGCTAGGACTAATCAATCTGCACAGCATGTCGATAATTGGGTCGATCTATGCAGCTATGGCGCATTGGCTGGGCAACTAGCCACAGAGGAAAGTGAGTTATATGTTTAATTTAGCCGACTATGAGACTGTTGAGGTGAGACTTGAAAAGTTTATTAAGGACTATCCAGATTTCCGCATTGCTACTGAGTTGGAAGTGTGCGACAAAGATCGATATGTTGTTAAAGCATATCTTTACAAAGTTACTGCCGATCTTGTTGCATGGACAACAGGGCTCGCGGAGGAGAAGGTTACTGATAGAGGCGTTAATAGCACTTCAGCACTGGAGAATTGCGAGACTTCGGCGATCGGCAGAGCTCTTGCTAATGCAGGTTATGCTGCTAAAGGGAAACGACCAAGCCGCGAAGAAATGAGCAAGGTGGTTGCTACAAAAGTAGTGAAGCCAGCGGTACAGGATCTTGTACCAGACCAGCAGGACTATTGGACTACACCTGTCAATGAGTACATCAAGGTAGTCGATGCGCCAGTTACCTTGGACAAGGCTATGGAGAATGTAGCTGCGATCATAGGTACAGGTGAAGCACAAGAAGCACCACAATGCAAGCATGGACACATGACTTGGCGCGAGGGTGACAAGAATGGCAGAGCATGGGGCGCATATTTCTGCTCGGTGGTCAATCATGGAGGCGGAGAGCCTAAATGCAACACAGTGTGGTATGGACTAAGTAGCGAGGGTAAATTTGTACCTCAGAAAGCGAGAGGCTAATGGGAAACATAGGAATAAAGATTAATGGTGAATGGCTAGATCTAATGACGGCATTTGTACCATGTCAGTTATGTAACGAGCCAATCCAGATTAGGGAGTTAGCAGAGATATCCTCTGATCCGATTAATGGAATTGTGTTCTGGCAATGTGCCAAATGCAATGCAATCAATGGTTAAGGATCATCTCGTGACAGCTGCGATAATAGTGATAGTAATCTGTTCAATATGGCTAGGCTATTTATTGGGGTCACAATGATAAACGGCAAAGACATATACAGAAGTCCTGTTAATGGACACATCTACAGTTTCAGTGGGTTTGGTGGTTTTATGAACTGCAGCGACTGTGATGTCGATGGCATGGTTAATGAGTATGATCGACAAGAGGATGGGCTAGTAGTGTGGTTTTGCAGTAAATGCGAGGCTAAGCATCATCTATGACCCAGCATAGGAAACACAGAGGTTTCCGCACAGAGCGCGTAGTAGCTGAGTACCTATCGACTTGGTGGCAGGGCGCATGTGTGGGAAGGGGTAGTGGTAAGGATATTGTTAATGTGCCGTTTGATGTTGAAGTCAAAGCCAGGGCAGGCTTTCAACCTCTGGCATATCTTAAGCAATTAAAGGCTCGGACTTCTTCTTCTGGGGAATTGGGATTCGGAGTCATAAGGCTAAATGGACAAGGTGAAGATGCTGCCGAGTATTGCGCCATCATCCGACTAGCTGATCTATTGCCACTACTCCAACTTAAATATGGTCACATTACTAGCGAACCTACAGATGCAGACATTGACCGCTGCTCTAGCTGTGGGTCTTACATGATACAGAGGTGCCTCACATGCCAGCCTACGACTACCGATGCCCAGACTGCAATCTTAGTCAAGAGATTACCCATGGATGGCACGATAGACCTATGATCCCATGCACTTATTGCAATGCACCTATGGTCAAAGTCATTGGCATCATCCCAGCAATGTTTAAGGGCAAGGGCTTCTACTCAACAGATAAATAGTTATCCACAAAAGTTATACACAGGAGGTCTCAATGAAGCGACACACCGCTCTGACCAGCACTTATGTAAATGAATTTGACAGTCATGGTACGCTAACGGCGCAGAGCCCATCAAGGGCTCACCGCGACCCGCTGAGGCGGGTAGGTCGCGGGGTGCTAGTAGCTATTGGGATAGCTCTATGCATCATGCCTGATGCAGGTGGGGCTAAACCAAAGCAATATGTATCTTATAAAGAATATGCCTATTATGCATTAGGTTATAACCTTAAAGAATATAAATGTCTATCTATACTCTATGGTAAAGAATCAGCATGGAATCCTAAAGCAGCTAATGGATCACACTATGGAATACCTCAAGGTAGGAGCGAGTGGCTTAAAGACCAGGATGGTTATACTCAGATACAGTGGGGTCTTAAATACATAGGCAATAGGTATGGTGAACCATGCATAGCCTTAGATCATTGGAAGGCTAAAGGATGGCATTAGACAAGCTCAACAGCCGTAGGTACAGAGCTCATAAGGAGCGAGTGTTTATGCGTGATGGCAGACAATGCCGTTACTGTGGCAGTGATGAGAACTTGCACATTGATCACATTATTAGTCGCAAGCGTGGAGGTACTCACGACTTAGAAAACCTACAGGTACTGTGTCGTGACTGTAACCTACGCAAGTCAA